AATGTACTTTAGTAAATTTGGTACAACCTATAGTATTTCTTTAGGCTACCCAAAATCAGAAAAGGCTTCTAAGTATTGGGACTTTATAAATAAGGGTGTAAAGGGAACTAAAAATATTAAGGCTGATTCAAAAACACCTTATAAATTTAACCCATCTAAAAAAAGCATTCCTATATCAGCAGTACAGGGATGGTTAGGGTATAACAAATTAAAAGCAACTGCAGTAAAGCCATATAGAAAATTAGGGGTAGAAGCTAAAGCAATAGATGCTAAAAAGTCTTTAGCCTATGTTGTAGCTAGGTCTATACATAGAAAAGGTATTAGGTCTACACATTATTTTGACAATGCTCAAAAAGAGGTATTCGGTAAAAACTTCTATGAGGTAATGGAAGCTGCGCTAGGTAAAGATATTCAAATTAAAATAAGACAAATCGGTAAAGAAATAAACAATGGCAATAACAATTCAAAGTAGTCCTGCACCTTATTCAAGTATGCACGATGACTTATGGTATGTATCTAGTTCAACTAATGTAAATAACACTGCATTTAAATTCGTGTACGATGTGTTCGTTAATGGCGCACAGGTAAGTAGAACTAAAGTATACCCATCCCCATCTGCAGAAGGCAGTTATGGTATTTTTAATCCTTCCCCTATGATTAGGTCTTTTGTTACTAATTACTTTGAGCCTTCAGGTTCATCAATCCTAGTAGCATCAAATGATAAAATAAAGGTAGATTCTCAAATAAGAATAGGAGAAGAATATGTATCAGGTGGCAATCTATTAACTTTTACTAATTTAGCTTCAGGTGCATTAAGTGCATATAATTACTATCCACCTTTATTCGCAGACATATTGTTTACTAATGAAGATAACCCATTAGTGCTATCTGATTACTATGACAATCTATTAATAGAAAACTTTACAGATGATTGGCTAACAGAAAGGGATACAAATAATATTACGATTGAATATGGTGATAATTTTTATGCTACATTCTTTAGGGTAACTGCAGGTGCTTATTCAGCTAAAATAGATGTCCTTAGTGAAGCAGGTTCTATACTTGATACTGCTAGTGGTTCAATTACATTTAGCGGACAGATGAACCTATTTAACTGCTCTGCTGCTAGTATTAATACTTTTGCAGGTAGAAGTTTAATAACTGAATCTGCTTATGGATACGATGTATATATAAAATTGGGTGCTGCTGAATCTAGAAAGTTAAGATTTACACAGAGGTGTTATCCTAAATACAGACAATACAACCTTAACTTTTTAAATAGATTAGGCGGTTGGGATACAATGAAATTTGCATTAGTTAACAGAAGGTCTAGTGACTTCACAAAAACAAGCTATAGAAAAAACGAATATCAGCTATCAGGCAATGCAATGACTAACATTGATGCTTATAACAAGTACAATGAAAGCACTGTTAACTATGCCATCCAACATAAGGATATGTTCCATTTAATATCTGATTGGGTAAGCCAACAGGATTATGAATGGTTAGCGCAGTTAATGTCTAGTTCTATTGTTTATATGGAGGTTCAGGGTGCATTCTTCCCTGTTACGATTAGTAACAATAACTATCAATACAAATTAGAAAGTGCAGATAAGCTATTTAATTTTGAAATAGACATTGAAGTATCTAAATATGTAAACAGTCAATTCAGATAATGGTTAGTACAGAAATATACATAGAAGATTATAAGTTAGAATTATCAAAGGAATTAAGCACAGAGTTTAATTATGCCATTGATGATATTACTGATTTCGGTTCAAAGAATACATCCTTTTCAAAGACTATCAATATAGCAGGTAATTCTACAAATAACAGAGTATTTGGATTTGTATTTGACTTAGGTAATGCCAACTTTACAGATGACACATTGCCTAATGTCAATTATAATTACAATGCTGCAAAGGCTGCACAATGTAGAATCTTTATTGATAAAATACAGGTCTTTAAAGGAACATTAAGAATACTAGAAATCATAGTAGATGGTAAGGCTATTGAATATCAATGTTCTGTATTTGGGGAGTTAGGTGGATTTATTACTGCATTAGGTAATAAAAAAATTGATGAACTAGACTTTAGCATTTACAATCATACTTATAATCACGATAATATAATTGATAGTTGGGAAGTATCAGGAGCAACTGCAGGGGATAGAGGTGTAAATAATAGTTTATCTTATGGTTCAGGATATTACTACCCATTGATTGACTATGGAACTTATAGAAATACAAATAATAGAGACTATGGTGTAATGACATTTAGACCTGCATTGTTTGTCAAAGAATATTTAGAAAAAATATTTGAAGGTAGTGGTTATGCTTATGATTTTCCTTTATTAAATACTGACCCATTTAAAAGGTTAATTATACCACACAATCAAAAGAAATTAACAAAGACAACAAGCACTTTAAATGTAGCTACAAAAACAACAGAGCAAGAAATTACAGGTACAAGCGCAATTACATTTGATACCGTTACAGGTTCAGGATTGGTTGCTAGTAGTGCAAATAGTGTATTTACATACACAGGCGCAACTTCTATAAACTTAAAAATGGTTTATACATTTGAAGGAGATGGTACAAGTGGTACATTTAATATTTATAAAAATGGCACGATTGTATATACTTCAAATAGTATTGGAGTAGATGGAGAATTTGAAATATTAATGAATACTAATGATGCAATAACTTTTAGATATACTAATACTGCACCAAATAGAGATGACCCACCTGTTACAATTACATATGCTCAAGTATCATTTTTTTCAGGTTCTATTGTTCCTGTTCCTTTAAATTATAATGATGATTTAGTTATTAATGATACAATACCAAAAGGTATATTTCAAAAAGATTTCTTTTTAAGTATTTGTAAGATGTATAATCTTTATGTCTATGATGATATATTTAACGATAAAAAGATTTATATAAAACCTTACATTGATTTTTATCCTGATACAAGTGCTAATGCTTTAGATTGGTCTGAAAAAATAGACAGGTCTAAGCCATTAAGCATCAAGCCAATGAGTGAATTAAATGCAAGGTATTATCAATATAAATACAAAGATGATTCAGATTTTTACAATGAAAGCTATAAAAAGAAATATAATCAAAACTATGGCGATAGGTTATATGATACTAATTATGATTTCAGTAAAGATACAGAATCACTTGAAATAATATTTGCATCAAGTCCATTAGTACAAATAGCAGGAGAAGAAAAAATAGTAACGCAAATATTTAAACTATCTAACGAGAATACTAAAGAAGACCAAATGGATAGTGTTATTCGTATTATGCAGGTTCAAAAAATAACAGGTGTACATAGTTGGAAAATAAGGAATCAAAATAATACAGGAGATTTACATAATGGTACAGTATATGGATACGCAGGACATTTGCATTTTAATGGTAGTGGAGTTCCTGACCAAGATATAAACTTTGGTGTGCCAAAAGAGGTATATATAAATACTACATCATATCCAACTACAAATTTGTTTAATGCATATCATAGTGAATACATAGCTGAAATAACTAGCAAAGATAGTAAGCTATTAACTTGCACTGCATTGCTAAATACTCTAGACATTAATAACCTAGACTTTAGCAAATACATTTGGATAGATGGTGTACTATTCAGATTAAATACAGTAGAAGGATATAATCCTATGGAATACAATACAACCAAAATAAGTTTATTAAAAGTAATTGAAACAACATACTAATGGCAGAGAATTTAAATTTAAATGTAAACGTAAATACATCAGGTGCTGAAGGCTCAATAGGTTCACTTAAAAAGCAACTTAGAGAAGCGCAGAATGAAGTGGTCGCATTGTCAGACAAGTTTGGTGCTACATCTGCAGAAGCGATTAAAGCTGCAACAAAAGCAGCAGAACTTAGGGATAGGATAGGTGATGCTAAAGCATTGACTGATGCATTTAATCCTGATGCTAAATTCAAGGCATTGACTGCTTCACTATCAGGTGTTGCAGGTGGATTCAGTGCAGTACAGGGTGCGATGGCTTTATTTGGCGCAGAAAGTGATAATGTACAAAAGACATTATTAAAGGTTCAATCAGCAATGGCACTTTCACAGGGGTTGCAATCTGTAGGGGAAAGCATAGATTCATTTAAGCAATTAGGCGCAGTAATCAGAACACAGGTTGTAACTGCTTTTAGTACACTAAGAGGTGCAATTATATCAACAGGAATAGGTGCATTAGCAGTAGCTATTGGATTACTTATTGCAAATTGGAATGAATTTACTGAATATATTAAAAAGAGTTTTCCTGCATTATTTAAATTAGGAGAAACAATAGGTGGCATAGTACAAAGTATAACTGATTATGTTGGTATAACATCAGAAGCAAAAAGAGAATCAGAAGAATGGGCAAATGCTATTGGTAAAATTACTAAGGCTTTAGATAACCAAATAGCAGAACTTGAAGCACAGGGTGGTAGGGAAGATGAAGTATATAAACTTAAAAGGCAAAGACTTGAATATCAATTACAAGCTATAAAAGGCAATTCAGAAAAAGAAATTGAAGAAAGAGCAGATTTAAATTCTAAGTTAAGAATATTAGATATTCAGGAAGAAAAAAGGAAAGAACAAATAATTGAACAAGAAAAGGCTGAAATAGAAAAATATAATGAATGGTTATTAAATCAAGACCTTATTCTTTATGAGAAAAGAAAGGAACAGTATAAAAAACTAAATAGAGAACCAATTGGTTCTGATGGAATGACTGATTCTGAAAGAAAGAAAAAAGAAGAAGATGATGCAAAGGCTAAAGCAGATGCTGAAAAAACTATGCAAGAGTTTAATGAAAAAAGTGAAAAAGATGGATTAGGAAAGGTATTAGGAATAAAAGCACAGGCAGATTTGCAATCTATTAAAGATGCAGAAGATACTGCTGCTGCTAAAAAAAGAATTGATGAATTAGAAAAACAAAGTAAGATAGAAACTGCTTATCAAATTGCTGATATTACGGCAGGTATATCTAATATAATAGGTCAAGAAACTGCAGCAGGTAAAGCTATTGCTATTGCATCAGCTACTATTGATACTTATCTAAGTGCATCAACAATATTTAAACAGGCTTCTAAAAATCCAATAACAGTTGTAAATCCTGCATATCCATACTTAATGGCTGCTCCTGCAGTTTTAGGTGGTATTGCTAGGGTAAAACAAATTGCATCTGTATCTATTCCTAGAGGTGGCGGTGGTGGTGGTAGTATGCCTAGTATGTCAAGTGCTGCACCAATCCCACCACAATTACCTACTGCACAGGTAACACAATTAAATCAACAGACAATTAACGATATTGGCAATCAGGCAGTAAGAGCATATGTAGTTGAAAGTGATGTTACTAGCAGTCAAGAAAGAATAACTGCAATAAGACAAAGAGCAAGATTTAGTTAATATTTTAAAAAATTCTATTTATGAGTATGGAATTACCTTTATATATGTTGGAAATATCTGATGATTTAAACGATGATGCAGAGGTGCAGTTCGTTTCATTAGTAGATAGACCTGCAATTCAAAAGAATTGGAATGCATTTAAAAATGAACAGAAGTTTCAAATTATTAGTGAAGATAAGCGTATTATTAGTGGTTGCGCTATGTTGGCTGATACTCCTATCTTTAGAAGCGATGCTACTTTTGGGGATTACTATGTTGCTTTTTCTAAAGACACTATTACAAAGATTGTACAGAAATACTTTAAAAAAGGCTATCAGAACAATGTTAACTTAATGCACGACCCTAATCAAATTGAGACAGGGGTTACAATGTTTGAAAGTTTCATTAGTGATAAGTCTAGAGGTATTGAACCAATGAAGGGATTTGAAGATGCGCCTGATGGTAGTTGGTTCGTATCTATGCTAGTAGAAAATGATGAAGTATGGGATAAGGTTAAGCAGGGAATGGTTAATGGGTTTTCTATTGAGGGAATATTTAACTATGCACCTTTAGTTTCTAAAGAACAACAGGTGATGAATGAAATATATAAAATCCTAGAAGAAGTTGAATTAGGTGGGCCGGGCAGTGGTCGTAGACCTGAAGGCGGTGGTGATAAAGAAAGTACAGGTGGTAGAGTTAAAACAGTATCAGTAGATGATAAAGAGGTTAAAGATTTAGTTGCACAGGCAGAAGCTGCAGCACCTGAAGTTGATAAATTAGGTAAAGACTTAGCTGAAAAGTATGGTGCTATTGTTACTCCTATTAATATGAAATCAGCCGATTCTATTGTAAGAAAAACAAATGATGAAGAAAAAGGTAACTTAGGCAATATCAAAGATTCAGTTAGAAATACAATTATAACTGATGACCCTGTAGCTATTCAAAATATTATAAAAGACCTTAGTAATGACCCTAGAGTTGCAAATGGTAATGGCAGAGTTAAAGTACAATCACACGATTCTAATTCATTGGGATATAGTGGCAATATTATCAATATAAAGACTTCTAATGGCTTAACTGCTGAAATACAGGTAAATACCCCTAAAATGATATATGCTAAGGAAAAGCCTGCAGATGCCAAAAGAATACTAGGGGAAACTAAATATAACCAAATTCAAAAGCAAACAGGTTTTGTAGGTGGTAGAGGACACGAATTTTATGAACAATATCGTGTATTAAACCCTAAAAAAGATGGAGCTAAAATGAAGGAAATAGAACAAAAATCTAAAAAATACTACAGTAATTTTTTGGGATAATCAGAAATAATTAGTACATTTGATATATGAGAAATGAGAACTTAATTAGTGAAATTGCTAGTGGAAAGGAAGTTTTCTTTGAAAACACTTTTGAAGAATTTGTCTTTAGAAGTATTCCTGAAGGTGGCTATGAGGCTAAAAGAAAAGGTGGGAAACCTTATGAAGTTAACATTGGTTTGAAACCGTTAACTGAAGCGTTTATTGAAGGAAAGATTATTAGCAAAGAGGAATACGAAAGCTACTAATCAATTTTCCTTTTAAATAAAGTCTTTCTAATTTATTAGATAATGGCTTGTTAAACTTAGAGTATATAATCTTGAATTGTTTAGATTCATTTATATACTTTTTTAATTTACGGTAGTCTCTGTTCTTAATACATTCTCTGACATTGCATATTCTATCACACAGTTTAACTATAGATGCTATTTCATTTTTAGCAATTTCAATATAGTACCTGTTTAAAGGTGGCTTCTTAGTCAGTAGCTTAACACTATTAAAAACTTCTTTGTGTATTAGCTTGATTTTATTTTCATCTAATGCAGTATCTTCTAAAGTATCGTGCAACGCACACACAGAAAGGATTACATCTAATTTAATACCTTTAATATTGTTTGCGTTACAGAAATTTTCTGCTTCATACCATACATTTAGTAAATGGTATAAGTAAGGCTTAACCCCATACTGCTGATACTTGTGGTATTCAGCAGCAAGAGCAAGTGAGTTATATTTTATTTTATTCATTTTAATTTAATTAAGCATACCAACTGCTATAAACACCATTTTCATTCGCAGCATATTCGCAGAAGCAACCGTGTTTTGCTTTAATGTAGTAGCTAACATTACCATTGTAACTAACTGAAACAACAACCTTCTTTAAAATTGGTTCACCAATAAAGGCATTTTCAACAGGCTTAACACGAGCAGACATAAAACCTTCAGACCCTGCAACAATACTTTTACAAACTTCTTGCAAAACTATTGATTTTTCTTTAACTGCTACAATCTGATAGAAATCAATGTTAGTTTGGTCATAACCCCAACTGTTATAAAGAACCTGACCAACCTTATAATTGTGGTTCATATTTTGTTGAGCAATCTTTTTTTGTTCTTTTATTTGGTTTAAAGAATTAATATTAGCTTCTACTCTTTCAATCCATTCATTACAGAACTCAATCATTCTTTCTGCACTTCTGAATCTGTAGTTGAATAAAGGCTTTTTAAATCTTGCTTTACTAACTTTTCTAACGCAATAACCAATAATCATTGGTTCTTCTTTCATAGAAAGATGGAATCCTAAACTTTCATACTTTTCAATTAGATTTTTCATAGTCTATATTTATTTGATTAATAATTGGATTAAAACACTAATAATAGCTGCTCCTATAAAATAAAGGAACAATTTAATTTCTAATGGTGGTGGCAAAATTTTGTGGTTCATATTTCTAGTTTTTGTTGGCTCTCTCTCAATGACATAACAAATATACACAGGTTCTGTACACTTTCCAAACATTTGGGGACTTTTTTTTATAAATGTGATGAACGGTAAATAGTAAGGATAAGCGGTTAAGTGATAACATATCCACATATTTAATATTTATATTAAAATATTTATGAATCCAAAAGAAGCATTACAACAAATAAGAGCATTATTTGAAGATATGCCACAAGTTGTTGAGCCTGTTGCTCCTGTTGCACCTGTTGCACCTGAAGTTACAAAGGTAGAAATGGCTGAATATTCTTTAGTAGATGGAACGAAAATTATGATATCTGCTTTAGAAATCGGTGGTATGGTACAAATGGCTGATGGTACTCCTGCTCCTGCAGGTGAGCATCAATTAATGGATGGTACATCTATTGTAGTTGATGAATTAGGCGCAATCGTAGAAATTGAATCACCTAAGTCTGATGTTGTAGAAGTAGAACCTGTTGCACCTGCTGCACCTGTTCCACCTGCACAAGACACAACTGCAATGGCTGAAGAATTAAAGGCTGAATTTGCAGAGCAAAAAAGTCAATTAGAAGCAAAAATTGCTGAATTAGAGAGCAAAGTAAAACAAGGTTTTGCACAAGTAGCTGAATTAGTAGAAGCACTTTCAAACACCCCAACTGCAGAGCCTACTCAAAAAGCAGCAAACGCATTTCAATCTTATGTAAGTACTAATGATAGTAAATACGAAAGATTAGAGAAATATAGAAACGCAATTTTAAACAAATA